AGCGCACCCTCTGCTCGACCCTCTAACTGACCCATCGCACCTGAACCATACCGGCCAGCAGATGAAGCAGCAGACCTCGCGCGGCTGATGGCATCCATGTACGTCTGTTCAAGCGGTCGTGCAGCGGCTTGGAAGGCTCCTTGGAAGAACGGAGAGCCACCGAGGTACTGACCCCCTACCGTCGCCTGTTGTTGGCCTAGCGCGGCTTGTGTGAGCGGAGAACCCATCCTTGCGCGATCAGCAGCGGCTTGCATGGCTTCCGTAGTGTAAGCACTCGGCCCGACGTAGGTCTGACCGGGGTAATACTGCGGCTGTTGACCCTGATACAGCCGTTGAGCCTCTCCCAGACCGTATTGCACAAAAGGCTGAATGGTCGGATCAAGCTCCGTCCGACTGACTGTTTGACCACCACCACCTGCCATATCACACCTCTGCTATCCACTTTCGCGGACGAAATCCGTACTTTTTAGCCACCCGCTGCCAGCCAGGACGATTAGAGTCAAACGATATTTTACGCGCTCCACCCTGTCTGGCAATCGCAAATAATTCAGCCATCCCGTCATCCATCATCCACGCACCCCAACCGCACCAAACATGAAGCGTATCGCCCTGCGGTTGAACTACTCCGAACCCATCACCCAACAGAAACAACAACGATCTTCCAGCGAAGCAGTCAGCGTAAACATCCTCTGGAATCCAAGGCTCGTTACTTGCCTCTTTGACCTCCAGCAACCCAGGTCTAACTTGATCCCAGACTGACCGTAATTCCTCTGGTTTTACGTACCTAGCCAAGTACGACATAACGATAAGTTTTGTCCGCTGTTGCGTTTGCAAAGTGGTTGACTGTGCATTCGCCCTGTAGTTGATTGGATGCGTAAATGTCAGACGAAGAGGACTCGTCTACCTTGTTGATCGTGACAATCGCGCTCGGCGTTGTCGGTCGAGTCGGACTTGTCTGCGCTGGCAACTGCTCGAGCGTCACGTCTGTAGAAGTTGTCGCCCACATGATCTGGACGTAATCGCCTGCCACCAGCTGGATGTAAAAGTTCAGCGCAGCAATCAGATGCCCGTCCGTCCCGCCATGACTGTTAGGGACTGAAAACTTACTGTTCGACCCAGCAACATCGACCCCGTTCTGGCGAAACCAAACGTCTACGTCTTGGATTGAAACACTGGTGTTGGCAAACTGGAACGAGAACTGGATGTTGTAGATGCCAGCAGACCTAACAGTAATCTGCGAGTTGCTGACAACCGCAACACCAACGGCATAATCCGTCGTGTTAAACGTGACAGCATAGGCTGCAGTCGTGCTCGCCGCTGATTGATCTGTAGAGTCTTGAAACGCCCCGTAAGGCACTGCGTCTGCTATGGCAGCAGCAGAGTAGGGGACGAACAGAATAATGCTGTCAGGACTGATCCTGGCGTCGTACAGGGTGGTTGTAGTAGCGTTTCCGGTCGCAAGAGTAAGTAGCCCGACAGAGTTGACCTTACCGTCAAGAATCCGGTTGACGATTTCGGCAGTCTCTCGCGGATTGCCACCCTGTTGAGGTAGCCGACGAAACATCATCGACCCCCACAGGGAACGAGATCGAGATCAGTACCGACTAGGCTTGACCAGTTGCCAGTTGGTACAACAGCAATCCGATGATACTTCCCGCGACTGCGTAGAGACACGCGATTGTCAGAATCAGCAGCAACAGGACTCGCATAACTGATGTTCCCGTCCAGTCGCTTCCGAGACGCTATCGCAATGGTCGCAGATCCCCCGTCGATGATCGGCCTTGCAAGCGTTGCGAGAGTCTCCAAACCCTGAGCCTCAATATCGCCAGTCTGCAACTCAGCAGTAAGTGCCGCACCACCGAACGAAATGATCTTAGCACCGTCAACTCCTCCGGCTAACAGTTTGCCGCCCACCCAAACCCGAGAGTCTAGGCTTGCAGGAACAGTGTCCAACGTAGGATAAAGCGCACTCAGAGCCTCTAGATCCGTTCCACTCGTAGCGATGGTCGAGATGTAATCCGCTGTCGTGAAACCGTGGCACCACTTGTCCGTAGACCAGTTATAAACTAGCAGTTGCTTGTTGTTGAAGATGTCAGAAAAACACCAGCTAACAGTTTTGTTGATCGGATCAACTGCCGCCGACATCTGGTCAAACTTACCCGGATCGCAGATATCGTAGAACCAGCGATCCACCCGCTCCGACCCAATAGGCTTCACCTGCTGACCGTCGGTCATGTAGAAACCATCGTCAGACAGGAAGTAAGTGATCGCTCCGTATCGGACTACAGACCGAGACTCGTAGCAACCCAGCGCAGAGGTGACGTTATCGAACTGGAAGAACAGCGGAGCGCCGACATACGTCATACGTACAACTGAACGCTCCAGCAAGACGATGCCGAACTCACCACCGGTGATGCCGCGAATCTCGCCACCATCGGGGATGTCTTGCGTATCCGATTGGCTTGCAACACCGGGAGTCCAATCGGTCTCGTCGTTGATGTCCGACCAGTAGAGTCGATTCGGATACGTCGAGGTTTTGCCAGCAACAACAAAGTCCCGGACGGTCGTCACAAACTGAGCGGTGGGCGCAGCAGCGGCAAGATCGGCAAAGTTAGACGATGATCCTACAGTCCATGCTTGCAGCTTGTCCTGACCGTTCGCTCCGATCACCTTCTGACCGAACTGCGTAAACGTCCACAACGTCGTAGGAGTGTATGCCGATGCAGTCCGCGTTACATCCATCAGATACTTGTACGACACCGCAGTGCCACCGGATGTGTACGCGGTAAACCCCGTAGAGTTCACACCATCCAGACTAAACGTATTCGCATCAATCCTGGTGATCGTGTAGGTATTACCGTTCAACTGCGTCATGCCGACAACACCGGATATCGTCACCTGCACGCCAGTCCGGAACCCATGACCAGCAGAGGTGATGACGCACGGATTGGCTTGCGTAGCTCCGGTAATCGTTACGCTTTTCGTCGGGAAGTAGCGCCAGAGATAGTTAGCACTCGCTCCAAACAGAACAGTATCCGTAACCCAGCGCCCAACAAAACAAGTCAGCAGGTTCTCTGTAGCAGCGTTAGAGAAGTCGGCAGCAGATGGCATCGGCCCATAACCTACAAGCGTAGGTAGGACGTTCTTTGCCTCAACCAGACTATCCGCTATGCCCGGACGGTCTGGTGTCCACTGACCGAAATTTACTCTCATTCTGCTTTCGTCTGCTCTTGCACTTGCTCGCGCAGCTTCTGCCACAGAGCAACGGACATTTCCAGCGGCAGTTTTCCCAGCCCCATCGCAATGATGTTGGCTTCTTCGACCGTGACTTTAATGGTGAACTCTTGCATTTCACGCTGCCCAGGGAAGGGGTGGCTGAATAGTTGGCGGGTTCTTCTGGCTTTCAATCTGCTGCGCGACTGCCGCCTCGGTTGCCGCCTGATTTACCCCATTGGCCCAGATCCAACCAAGAACTTGGTCTTGGGTCAGGTTGGCGTAGGGGACGAAGGACGCGGGGTCAGCAGCAGGCAGGGTGCAGGTTGAGTAGACCGTACCGGAAAAGGCGTCCTCGGTGCCAGAGCAGCGCCAGCCGACTTGGAGAACGGCTTCAGACGGGTTAGCAGCGGTGGGAGTGGTTTGCATCCACTCGATTGTCCAAACGGGGGTCATGTTTATGCTCCTTTATTCTTCAATAAACTCTTGAACAGCGTCAAGACCGAAATGGTCGTTGACGAATTTAAGCAAACGCTCAACATCAATCCGCAACACCTTGCCGGTCGGGGTGTGCTTGGAATGGAAAATCCACTCGTTTGTTTCTGTATCGTGCGGGGAAAGCAAAGTTGCGTTTCCTGCTGCGTCCATTACCCGCGCTTCGCCTGCTGTTGAATAAAACGACACCCCGTTTGCAAGAGTGCCTACGGGAGCAGTGCCATCAAAAATATTTAATACTCTCGTTCCTGCTGTAGTGGCTCTGGAGGCAGAGTCCCCTAAGCCGAGGTTGCCGGAGGAGTCGAGGCGCATACGCTCTATGCCGTCAGTGAAGAACGCCATTGGATAAGCACCAGCAGACCACAAAACCGCTGTGTATGCGGTGTTACTTCCAAATGTTGACCCTGTGCTGTTGTCACGCCCTACGTAAAAATCACCACCTGTATTGGTGGTGTACATATACACAGGATTAGTTCCTGTTGTAGATGCAAGGTGTGAAACAGCCAGAGGCGCAGCAACATCTAATTTCCATGCAGGATTATTCGTCCCAATACCCAGACCTGTGGAGGTCAGCACCATCTGATCTGCACCACCACCAGCAGTAAACCCCAGCGCATTAGCACCTTGACGGAAAATGCCCGTGTCAGGATCGGAACTAAACGCCAAAGCCGGAAGCAGATATGTTCCGTTAGCAAGATTGGCAACCGCCGAAAACGCAATGTCCCTCGGCACAACGTAGGTGTCGCCTGACTGTGCAGCTTGGATCTGGGGGACTGCTGTGTTGAGAAGCAACACCTCAAATGCTGGGGGCATGACTAAACTCCTAAATGTTTCCAGACTTTACGGTTTTTCACCATGCTTATCAGCCCAGGTGACACACCGTATTGTTTTGCCAAAGCGTAGCAAGAACGTTCGTCTTGCCGGATTAAAACTACTTGATCTTCCGTCAATTTAGCTGGCCCTGCTTTTGACCCAACAGCATAACTGTTAGGCTTTCGCACAGAACGATCAATCGCATTTTGCTTGTGATCGCCAGCATACAAGTGATGCGGGTTTACGCACCTTGCGTTGTCGCAATGATGCAAAACCAGTTTTTCTTTGGGAAGATCACCATTCAAGTATTCATACGATAATCGGTGAGCGAGATAACTTTTGCGGTTTATGTTGATCCGTCCGTAGCCAAGACCTGTTTTGAGAAAGTTGCCTTGCCAGAGCCAACACTTGTCAGGCTCATCAATTTCTACTGACTCAGCAAACATTCTAAAAAGGTCTTTTTTCTGCATTTCAAAAGACCCATAGCGCCGCTGCCTAGTGTAATGCATCCAGCAAAGCGACTTTTGTTTCGCTTCTTTGGTGCACCCCGGAGCATGACAAGCGGCCATGATCGTTCCTTAAATCGGGTAATACTCGGTTCCGTCGCTGGTCTTGACGGAACTCGCTACTGTGTAATCTGTGCCTGAACTATTCCTGACAGGCAGTCCAATCGTGTATTCCGTACCGTTCGACGTATCAACAATGAACGGCGCACCAGGAACGGGGACATATCCCCCCATCGTCCTGAGATTCGGAAGTTTGAGATTGATCCCGATCAACATTACAGCAGTCCGACTATGTTGCTGGCAGTCGTATTCGTTGACCAAACACGCCTAGCCATCACCGGCAAGATAACGCCAGCAGGGACGTTGTAGAAAATCACGCTTCCACCACCTGTGTCGTTGATCCTGACGTTGCCAGACCCACCGATGTACAAGGCGCGAACCGGAGCAGGCAGATCGCTGTCGGCAGGAGTGATAGCAATGCAGTTGACCGCGCAGCTATCGGGTGTCGTTGAGAATGGTGCAGCCATGTTAGACCTCTACCCACGAACTAGATGATGTTGAAGAATCTTGCCACAAGTTAGTGACCGGAACAAACGTCGTACCACTACTGTTTTTAACTTCTCGCGGCACTACAAATTGCACAGCAGAACTAGATAACACTCTGAGCGAAGCTTGATACTGTATCCCGTTACTAGCCTTTACCAAAAAACTATTGTCTGTCGGATCAATACGGGTCCAACTGTCAGCGTTGTTCCGTATCTCCTGCCAGATCCCGCCACCAGTAGGTAAGGAACTAAACGGGACATCCGATAGGGCTGAAATCCCGAACATCAGTAAGCCACTTCCACCGATTCCAACTTGCACACCCAGCGAATCGTCGTCGAAGCCTGACCGGTTACCGTCACAGCAAGACACCCATTTACTGTGTCAGCAGCAACTGTTACGTCCCAAGCTGAAGCTCCAGCGTCTGCCTGTTGCGAGGCAACGAGAGAACCAACTACAGTCGTCGATCCAGCGTTCGCTCCACGCTTAACCGTAGCAGACATAATCCATGACTTCGTGTCACCTGCCCCTGTAACGTTGGCAATGACATAACCAAAAACATAGATGGCAGAGTTGTTCGCAAGGATCAACTGATTGGTTGCCCCGGCAGCACTCGTATTTGACCTGAGAACCGTCGGAGTGTTGTTCGTTGTTTCGCGACCCAAGATCACCAACCCACTTTGCGATACCCCTGCTGCGGCTGCTATTGGCGAATCATGCGAAGGGAAAACGGCATAGCCAATGATCCCTCTGGTTGTCCCGTAAACTCCTCCAACCACAACTCCATTTTTTGAGTCAGCTAGATTATTGGCGCCACCAGTGATTGATGAGTTTTGACCGCTCGCTGTATTGGTTAGGCCTCCAGCAACCGTTCCACGTGACCCGGATACTGTATTGACCTCTCCACCACCGATTGAGCCACCAACCCCGGTTACAGAATTAGTGTCGCCCCCAGCAATGGTTCCTGATTTGGCGTTAACGGTATTTGTCGTCCCGCCACCAACAGTAGCAAAGTTATCCCCAGATATTGCGCCTGTTGCTGTATTAGAAAGACCGCCACCTACCGTCGAATAGTCTCGTGATGCAGTATTAGAGCGCCCACCTGAGATAGTTGCATAGGGACTGGATGCGGTATTAGACAGCCCCCCTCCAATCGCTCCGTAGTCGCCCGTTAGAGAGTTCGTCCGGCCTCCAACAAGTGAAGCATACTGCCCAGAATTGGCGTTGCTTAACCCACCACTCGTCACACCATTCGTGGCAGACGCAGTATTTAGCTTTCCACCACCGACGAACGATTCTGCTCCAGAGGCTAGATTTGATTGGCCTCCACCTGCAATAGAGTACAACCCAGACGCAATGTTGTTGTACCCACCAACAACAGCACCAAAATCATTCGAAGCAGCGTTAAACCCACCTCCGGCTATTGTTGTGTAGACATCCGATGCGTAATTGGAATATCCACCACTAACACACGAACCAGTGCCAGAGGCTTTATTGTCTTCCCCCGACAGAACCCCACTGTACGCACCGGAAGCGACTTCATTCGCAAGAAATCTTGCCTGTTGCAAATCAACCGCATAAATCCCGCGCTTGTTCCCGCCAGCAGTCGTCCCTGTTGGCACTTGAGCTAGCAGCGCACCCGTTCCCTTTGCAACTAACGCTAAATCGCCGTTCGCTGTCGTGGTAGCAGCAGTCAGACTGGCAACGTTTACCGTGGCATTCGGGGATGCTGTGTTCGTCGCTCCAGTAACCGGCAGCGTATCTGTACTGATTGCCTTGTCAGCAGGGTAAGTGACAAAGACGTCCTTGATCCCAGCACTGAACGCAACCTTCGACCCGTTGGCAGACGATCCTAGAACCGTATCCCGGCTCAACACCCCACCAGAATACGTTCCGATCCCTACTTCCCATTCAGAGGTGCCAGCAATCGTGTAATAGGTCGTGTTGCCATTACCGATAACGCTGAACCCCTGGTAACCCTGAACCGGGCCAGCAAGCGTAATCGACCCCGTTCCAGCAGTGGAAGTAGTCTCTTTTACCCTGTCTTTCAGTACGAGTGCCATTATTGACTCACCCGCATCGTCAACGGTGATGCGCTGAACTCAGCATCGTCGTCTGACTTAGTAAGACTGTTAATTCCTCGCTGATACAACCCCGCCCAGGTCTGCAAGCGAGCGTCGTTCATGAGATACGGCTCTGCCTCTCCCAAAGACGCATACAGCAGGCAGTCCATTGCATTCACCGTCCAGACGTTCGTAGTCTGCGTGTCCGACAGGAACGGTGGATATGCGTAATAAAGCATATAGAGCGTGTAGTTCGTGTCCGGGAACGGAGCGAACTTAAACTCGTCTGCCAGAATCGTGTATCGAGTAGGCTTGCCAGAGTAGGTCGTGGCAGCGTTGCTCGTAAATAATGACGGAGTGAGATAAATGACCGGCTGAAGCGGGTCTCCGTCAACGTACAGATCCCGCATCTGCAAGAAGTCTGGAGGAAGCTGAACCGTAGCATCACCACTGTTGGTAGAAGTGGTGACGTTCTTCAACATCTGCCGGATGCGAAGCTCTCTCCGTAAGCGAATCTCTGCCAGTCGAATGAAGTCCGGGATCTGGCTACTTAAATCGCTTCTTGCGAGATAGTTTGCGACCGCGGTTTGCAGATCGCTGTAGGTCGTTAGGGCCATGCTTTACGTCGTCCCATCCGAATGTCTTGACTCCGATATGCCCGATATGCATCGACAATTCGTGGTCTACCCAGACGGGAATGTCGTTTTCCATGCACCGAACACAGAAAGTAACGTCTTCCCCAATCACGTTCCCATGATCCGTCCAAATGATATCAAACCAAGGACGGGGAACTTTCTCAAACACTTCCTTAGCGATTAGTGTACACGCGAAACCGACCGCTGTCACTTGTTCTATCCCTGACTTACCCCGGCTCTCAACTTTGTGCCAGACCTGATAAGGCTCACCTTCAGGCTTACCGTTAAGCATCTCTCGCTCGATCTTGAGATTCAGCGCGGTAGGAAGGATCGGCTCCCTCCTGGTCGTAGCGTTCGTCCCAATCATCGACACCTGTCTGGATTGCAGGATTTCCAGCGCATTAGCAGGGAACCGTTGATCCGAATCAATCCACAACAGTTGATCCGCACCCCACTCTAACGCTTCCTGCGCCAACTTCTCCCGCTGAGTGAAGATCAGCGTTCCAGGCATCTGCAATAACTGAACTTCGTTTACGCCCCGCTTGGCTTCGTACCCTACAAGCCTCGCAAGATCAAAACAGAAACCGGACATCACTTCGTCCCGGCATGGAACACAGATGGCAACTTTCAAATATGCCCCGGATGTGTGCGGAAAAAACGGTTGTCAGGATGATTCAGGAAGGCATTGAAGGCTTTCTGATCTACAACCTTAAAGCCTTGCATGACTCGCTTACGGTTCAATTCGTCAATCACCGTCAGAGGAAGCCTGGCAATGTGCGTCAACACATCCTCAAACTTGCCATCTGAATCGTTGAATTGCCGCTTGTTAGCCTCGATGATGTCGGAAACATCCTGCTTTGTTTCCAGAATCACCCCGTCATCCGTTTCATGGGCGACGGTTACTCGGCCAGAATTCACAGAGAATAGTGTCGGCATAAAAGCGGGGAGAGGTTTCCCCCTCCCCTTCCCGATTACAGCGCGGGGTTCAGATCGGCAACGATGGCAGAAGCCGCTTCGTTACGCATCTCAAGCGTGAACTCGCAAAGCAACTGCGTCTTCTCCGAGTCACCGGTCTTCGCCAAATCGTTCGTCTGGAACGGACGAAGATACGACAGAGCCATATACTCAGGATCAATCAGCAGCGCGTCACGAGTACGCATGAAGCGGTCAGGCACAACCGACAGAGTACCGAAGTCGCTCATGTAAACGTCAGCGGCACCGATAATCGTCGTCGGCTGGTCACCCGGAGCCATGTAACGCTGGGCAGCGATACCGGCAAACGAGGAGACCTTCTGCTTCAGACCCGAACCCACAACCAGCATCGTGGGATTACCACCCGAATCAAACGCTGCCGCCACTTCGTCTTTGAGCAGTTGCTCAGTAAACGTGCGGGTAGCACCGTCCGAACGGGTCGAAACACCAATGGTCGTCGGATCAGTACCCGAGGTGCCCTTGCTGGTGTTGGTCTTCAGCCACGACAGAATCGCACCGAGTTTACGAGCAGACGAGGACGAGCCAGCATCCCGGCCTTGATTGGCAGTGATGATGGTCTCCATGTCGCGCTTAAGCTCAGACGAGGCTTTAGCAAGCTGATAGGCACGCTCCGAACGGCGACCGGCCTTGTTGACAGCTTCCAGCGTTCCAGAGGTCTGGACTACTTTCTGGACGATCTGCGTGTAATTTCCAAGACGGGTAGTCGGGGAAATCGTGGCAGATACACCGTCCGCGCCTTCAACCGCAGCATTGGCAGAGGTAGCGGCTGAAAGGCTGTCCGTCTGCCACTCGTGGAATACGGCAGTGGCTTTGGTACGAGCAAGGGTGGACATGATCGGGGTTTCGGTCGGACTGATGTCATAGATAACATCGATCAGATCTTCGCGCATCCCGATTGCGCTATGTGCGGTAAAGGTAGGCATGATGGACCTCAGTAATTGAATCGTTCAAACAATGAAGCTGCATCCCTGGTCTTGCCAGACTTACGCAGCCGGTTTCGTTCCTGCTTCGCTGCATCAGAGTCAGGGCTAGAAACCTTTCCAGTTCCGGGCTTCAGAGTCTTAGGAGCCTCGGCAACACGCTTCGTTACCTCCGGCGACTTTGACACTAGCTTGCGGTACTGAGCGGCTTCCCACAACACCTGTACAGCGCGTGAGTCATAAACCTGATTGAGTTCGCCCTCCGTGAACCCGATCCCCTGTGCATAAGAGCGAATGTCCCGTCGGACTTCCTCACCCTTCTGCGGATCTGCGTATTCGGGAATGGCTTGCTGTAGTCGGGCCTGCTGCTCGGCAAGATACTGCTGGAGTTGGGTCTGACGCTCCGCTTGTTGCTTTTCCGCAATGCGGGATCGTTCAGCCTGAACTGCGGCTAGTTGCTTGTCTCGCTGGACAGACTCAGCGACTTTCATCGCATAGCCAATCGGATCGGACTCTTTCAGTGACTCTAAATCTTCCGACTTGTTCTGCTCCGATAGAACCTTTTCAATCAGTTCCAATCGTTGAGCGTACTGGTCTCGGAGTTGTTTGGCCTGCTCGACAGCGGCTTTCTCAGACTCGATAGCCTTCCGTTGTTCTGCAAGCGCTTGGGTTTTCTGCGTGTAGTCAGTGCCGAGTTGATAACTTTTAATCAGGTCGTCTAACGAAACTTCGCGTTCCTCACCTGCGGCTTTCACCCGGTAGCGCGGTGTTTCCTCGACTTCCTGCTGCTCAACAACCTCGGTTTCCTGCTGCTGGGTCTCGGGAGTGGGCTGCTCGCCTTCCTCTGGTCCCATCAAGCCTAGAAACGCATTGGCTGCACCGTTTACATCCAGTGGGCCACTTCCTTGCGGATTGGTGTCCATATCACCCCTTAAAG